CTGCTAATAGTAAGAAGCGGCTGGACGAGTCGGCGATTGCGGTGGTCAAGGTCACGGACGACGGCAAGTGGTTCGTCAAAGAGATCGAGCACGGGCGCTGGGATATCCGCGAGACAGCCGCCAAGATACTGATGAAGATGCGCGACTACCGGCCACTGTCCATCGGGATCGAACGAGGGGCGCTGAAAAACGCGGTTCTGCCGTATCTGTCAGACCTGATGCGAAAAAACAACGTATACAGCCACATCGTGGATTTGACGCACGGCAACCGGAAGAAAACGGACCGGGTAATTTGGTCTTTGCAGGGGCGGTTTGAACACGGTAGAATCGTCCTGAACAGTGATGAGAACTGGGACACGTTTGTGGACCAGCTTTTGATGTTTCCGTCGCAGGGCGTTCACGACGACCTGCCGGACGCGCTGTCGTACATCGACCAGTTGGCCGTCACCAGCTACTTTGAAGACGCTGACGACGAGGACTGGCAGCCGATGGATATCGTGAGTGGTGTGTGATGCAAAGGTAAAAAATGACCCTTGAGCCGACCAAAACTTGCAGAGGCTGTGCCAGTGTTAAGCCAATGTCGCTGTTCTATAAAGATAAGCAGGCAAAGGATTTGTGCTCCACATACTGCAAAGAGTGTACAAAAGCAAAAGCAAATGCGGCGTACCACAACAACAAAGAAGTACACAACGCCCGCAGCAACGACTACCGTCGTAAGAACATGCCAAAGATTCGAGCCATTGCTGCGAATTACAGGGAAAAAAATCGCAAAAAAATAAATGCGTACTCTGGCGAATGGATTAAATCAAATCGTCTTAGCAGCACTCTCCACACCGCAAAGTACAGGGCTGCAAAATTGCAGCGGACACCACACTGGCTTACAGAGTTTGACCTACTCAAGATCAAGTGCCTGTACCAACTGGCGGCTATGCGAACGCGGGAAAGTGACTACACTTGGGATGTAGACCATATAATCCCTTTAAAAGGCAGGCTTGTCAGCGGCCTTCATGTGCCAGATAACTTGCGTGTCATTCCTGCGACGGAAAACAAGCGCAAGTTGAACAAATACGAGGTTTGATGATGGCTGATCTAGCGCAAAACGAATTTAGTGAGCCGACCGAATCCGATAAGGAACTAACAGCGTTTGTTGTTGACCACTGTGATCGTTGGAGAGATTATAGAAATACAAACTTTCTTGATAAGTATCTTGAATTCGAAAGAATATTCCGTGGTGAATGGGCGGCAGAAGACAAAACACGCGATTCTGAACGGTCAAGGATCGTGACGCCTGCGACTCAGCAGGCGGTCGAGACCCGGCACGCAGAGATCATGGAAGCGATCTTCGGGCAAGGCGACTTTTTCGACATTGAAGACGACCTCAAAGACATCAACGGCAGCCCGTTGGATGTTGAGATGCTGAAAAATCAGCTTATGGAAGACTTCAAGCAGGACAAGATCAGAAAAGCGATTGATCAAATCGAGCTGATGGCTGAAATCTACGGTACGGGCATCGGCGAGATCGTCGTGAAGACGGAAAAGGTGTTCGAACCTGCAACGCAGCCGATTCCGGGGCAAGTTGGCCAAGCGGCCATCGGTGTGGTGGAAAAAAGCCGGATTGCGGTCAAAATCATGCCCGTCAACCCGAAAAACTTCCTGTTTGACCCCAACGGCACGTCTGTGGACGACTGCATGGGTGTGGCGATTGAGAAGTATGTGGGCATCCACAAGATCGTCGAGGGCATTGAGAAGGGTATCTACCGCAAGGTGAACATCACCCCAACGTACGAGGACACCGATCTAGAGCCGACGCAGGAAATGAGCCAGTACCGCGACGAAAAGGTGCGTCTGCTGACGTACTACGGCCTGGTGCCCCGAGAATACCTGACGGACAAGGACGAAGAAGTCGAGGTTTTGTTCCCCGACGACTCGGCTGCCGAGGACTACACGGACATGGTGGAGGCGATTGTCGTGATCGCCAACGACGGTTTGCTGCTCAAAGCAGAAGAAAACCCGTACATGATGAAGGACCGCCCGGTCATCAGCTACCAAGACGACACGGTGCCCAACCGCCTGCTGGGCCGTGGCACGGTGGAGAAGTCCTACAACATGCAAAAGGCGATTGACGCCCAGGTGCGCAGCCATCTGGACTCGCTGGCGCTGACGACCAGCCCGATGATGGGCATGGACGCCACCCGCCTGCCACGCGGCGCTCGGTTCGAGGTCAAGCCGGGCAAGGCGTTCATGGTCAACGGCAACCCGGCTGAGATTCTGTACCCGTTCAAGTTCGGCGAGACCAGTCTGAACAACCTGAACACGGCCAAAGAGTTCGAGCGTATGCTGCTGCAAGCCACTGGCACGCTGGACAGCCAAGGCATGGTGAGCCAAGGCAACCGCGACGGCGCGGGCATGAGCATGGCGGTCGCCACCATCATCAAGAAGTACAAGCGCACGCTGGTCAACTTCCAAGAAGACTTCCTGATTCCGTTCATCCAAAAGGCGGCGTTCAGGTACATGCAGTTTGACCCCGAGCGTTACCCAAGTGTGGACATGAAGTTCTTGCCAACGGCCACGCTGGGCATCATCGCCCGCGAGTACGAGCAGCAGCAGTTCATTGGCCTCTTGCAGACACTGGGTCCAAACACCCCGGTGCTGCCGCTGATCTTGAAAGGCATCTTGAACAACTCCAGCCTGACCAACCGCTACGAGCTGATGGCAGCCCTCGACCAGATGAGCCAACCAGACCCACAAGCCGCGCAAATGCAGCAAGCCCAGCAGCAGTTGGCCATGCAAGCGGCGCAGGCCCAGATCGCGGTCAACACAACGCAGGCCGAGCAGAACCGGGCCGAGGCGACCAAGCTGATGACCGAGGTGCAACTGATGCCGCAGGAAGTGCAGGCCAAGGTGATCTCGGCAACAACGAAAAATTTGCCAACGGGCAACGAGTCGGCTGAGTTTGACAAGCGGGTGAAGATTGCTGAGTTGATGCTCAAGGAAGCGGACATCAAGAACAAGAGCAAGATTGTCGAGTTGCAGATGGCCGACAAGATGAACGCGCAGTCGCAAGTCAAGCAAGATTTCCTGACCAAACTGACTGACGGATTGAAAAATGGCTAACATCAAAGACCTGATCCAAAGCATTGAGTCTGGCGATTCGTCGTTTGATGAGAAGCTGGCGGCAATCAACGCGATGGAGGAGACTCTTGTCGCCATGCGGGCGCAAGAGCAGGAAGCCATTGACGATAACGTGTCGCTGATTGTCGAGGCGATCAGGGTGATGGAGCGCAAGGTCGAGGCCCAGCTAGAGGTGGCTCGGGCCATCGTGCCGGAGAAGGGTGAGCCTGGGCGTGATGGCAAAAATGGCCGTGATGGGTTGTCAGGTCGTGATGGCCAAAATGGCCAGAACGGGCTGAATGGCAAAGACGGTCAAGATGGTGAGGATGGTGTGTCCGTCACGGACGCTCGCATCGACTTTGACGGATCACTGGTGATCACGCTGTCCACGGGCCGAGAGATCAACGTGGGTGAGGTGGTCGCGCCTGACTTGGCTGAGAAGATCAAGGTCATCAGCACCATGTCCACCAACACGGCCATTGCGGGAATCACAGGTGGCACGATTGACGGCGCGGTTATCGGCGGCACAACCCCTGCTGCGGGTACGTTCACAGAAGTTGCCGTAACCACAGCAACAGGCAACTCAGCGTTCAACGAGAACGACACTATCACGGGGTGGCTTTACTCTGGCAATAGTTTTTCTGTCTCTGCTCAAGAAACAGCACCAAACGGATTGTTCATTGGTTCTGCCGGAACAAAGATGTACGTCAACGGAAACATTGGTGATGACGTAAACGAGTACACCCTTGGCACGGCTTGGGACATTACGACTGCCACTTTTGTGACTACGTTCTCTACTACGGCTCAAGATACTGTTCCAGCAGACGTATTTTTTAAACCTGATGGCTTGTCTATGTATGTTCTGGGTGATACAAACAACACCGTATTTCAATACACGCTTGGAACAGCGTGGAGCGTTGCTACAGCGTCTTATGCCAGTAAATCGTTTAGCGTAGGGGCACAAGAAGGCGCTCCTGCGGGTCTTTGGTTCAAGCCTGATGGCACTGTGATGTACGTGGTCGGAACATCGATTGACACTGTTTTCCAATACGCACTTGCAACAGCATGGGATGTGTCCACAGCCTCTTACGGAGGGATTTTCTACAGTGTTGCGGCACAAGAAGCAACGCCGAACCAAGTAAACCTTAGCGACAATGGTTTGAAAATGTGGTTGCTTGGTGCAACAGGCGACGACATTTGGGAATACGACCTCGGCACAGCGTGGGATGTCAGTACTGCAACGCCAGTCAACAACTTCTATATTGGTTTTCAAGAGGCATCGCCAACTGGATTGTTTATTGACAGCACAGCGCCAAACCGTGTGTATTTAGTTGGCACCACAAATGACATTGTGTACCAGTACAACACCGAAAACAACGCCGTAAAACTGGATACACAAAAACTGTATGTGGATGGCGGCTTAACTGTAAACGACAACTTTGTTGCTGGCGCTAACGCATATATTGATGGCACGTTGAACGCTCAAGGCTCAGTAAATTTTGGATCACTTACAACATTTTCAATAACCGCTGGCGGCACAATGTCGCTTGGCACAGGAACTGGTGGGCCTGTCACGCACGGGTTTGGTGCTGGCGCAACCACAAGCGGAGCAACCAAAACCCTAAACATTGGCACGGCTGGTGTATCTGGCTCCACGACCAACATCAACATTGGCTCTGCTGTATCTGGCGCAACCAGCACCACCACCTTAAACGGCTTGGTGATTGACAGCATCTCTGCGGCTGTATCGGCTGCGGGTGCTACTCAAGGCACTGCTACCGCCTTGGTATCAAACATCAACAACGTGACGGTGGTGGCTGCGGCGGCTAATGGTGTGCGGTTGCCCACGGCGGTGGCTGGTATGCGTATCTTGGTTCGAAACAGCGATGCGCTTGATACTCTCAATATTTACCCGGCAACAGGCGCACAAATCAACGCACTCGGCGCAAATGCTGCGTCTACATTAATTGCTGGTTTGACCATTGAATTGATGGCAACCACAACCACGCAGTGGTATACATTCTAAAGAGTTAAAATATGACAACGGTTGACAAAACAGACGCTCGGCTCTCTACCCACGAAGAAGTTTGTGCGATCAGGTACGAGCAGATCAACGCCAGGCTAAAGCGTCTAGAACACATCATCATGCAAGCTGCGGGTGTCATGATCCTGTCAATGGCTGGCACTATATTTAGTGCTGTGTGGATACTCAAGTGAAAGACTGGGCTGTTGCATTTATTGCAGCGGCCAGCCTGATTGGCTTTGTTGTCTGGTCCACAAGCATAATCGTGCCATTCGTATGGAGCCTGTGAAATGTTACTTGAGCTTGCGGCGGCAAACGCAGCCTTTAACGTCATCAAGCAGGCGCTGGCCAACGGCAAAGACTTGTCTGATATGGGGTCAAAGGTCTTTGACTACTTTGACAACAAAGCCAAGATTCAGCAAAAGGTTACCGAAAAAGGTAATCGTTCAGACATTGAGGAATTCTTTGCTCTTGAGAAGCTGAATGCCCAAGAAGTTGAATTGCGTGAACGCATGGTCTATGCAGGCAGACCGGGGATGTGGGCTGATTGGCAGAAGTTTCAAGGTGCTGCTGCCCGTAGACGTAGGGAAGAAAAGGAAGCAGAAATCAAAGCCATCAGGGTTCGCAAAGAAAAGATGGAGCGTTTGATTGAGTATCTGGTGCTCGGCTTGGCCTCCATCATTCTTTCTGCGCTGATTGTTTATGGCGTTTACATTTACATGGTGTTCATCCGAAAATGAGCGACAAGACAGAATCTATCATTGACAAAGTTCTTGGGTATGTGGACTCGCCATTCAAGCTGTTTGCCATTCTTATCATGGGTGTGGTGGCGTTTGCAGGGTACTTCCTCTGGCAAAACCAAGCGTTCATGGTTGATGCCTACAAGGAATCAAAGAAGCTGCCGGAGATCAACACCGCCAGGGCAGATGACGCCAGCTCCATGCTGCTCAAAAAGACGGGGGCCACAGTGGTGGCGGTGTTTAAGGTCAACCCCCTGTTCAACAGCAGAGTGTTGTATAAAGCCTACACCAAGGACGGCAGGGACAAGACGATTGAGGACATCGATGTGGGTCTGTTCAGCCAGAACACATCCAACAACGCCGATGTGGTCAAACTGATGACCAACGAGATTCCATGCGGTGAGTATCGATACGCTCAGTCCGAGGTGGGTCTGTGGTACTTGGAAAAGGGCGTAACCTTTACCTGCCGGGTCAGCGTCCCGCCTGACTCGCATCGCTTTGTTGGCCAGATCACAGTGGGCTGGGCAGAGC